TGAAGAAGTTGCGCGCCCAGCGTGCGGCGTAAGGAGAACTATGAGCACCATTCAGGACATCCGAAACCAGCTATCAACTCTGGTCACCGAGGCGCATAAGGTTGCATGTGCCCTGGATATAGGTGACGAGCGAACCGAGGCTTTCGAGCTATACGAAGCGCTTCGTCGACTTCAGAGGCAGGGTGCCGCTGGAGAGATTCTATCAGCAACTAACCCGCTTCTCGCCTCGCCATATTACGACGAGGACTGGGACGAAGATGAAGACGACTGACGCAACTGATAGCCAGTTATGAGCTGGCTATTGGGTGCGAAAGCACTGCCTCACATCCCTTGATGTTATTGCCGCCTACGGGCGGCTTCTTTTTGCCTGGAGAAAACCATGAGCGACATTATTCAGTTGGTACCGAATAAATGGGTCACAGAGGAACTTTTAACTGCGACAACCGGCATGTCAAAGCACATGATTCAGCATGCCCGCCGGTCTACCTGGATGGAGGGAAAGCATTATCGCCATGTTGCCCCTGATATGGCACCTAAGCAAAACAGCCCAATCATGTATAACCGCGATGAGATAAACCACTGGATCGAGCACCAAAGCCCAGCGAAACGCCGGAGAATATCTGCTTAAATGTCCTTTGGCACATCAAACGAGGAATGATTATGGCAGCATACCCAACAGGCGTAGAGGTTCATGGCGAATCGTTACGCATATGGTTCATATATCAGGGGAAGCGTGTCAGGGAAAATCTCGGCGTTCCTGACACGCCAAAAAACAGGAAAATGGCAGGCGAACTTCGGGCTTCAGTCTGCTTTGCGATAAAGACAGGCACATTCAATTATGCCTCGCAATTCCCTGATTCATCGAACGCAGAGAAATTCAGCACTGTCAGAAAGCAAATCTCACTACTTGAACTGAAATCGAAATGGCTTGGGCTTAAAGAGATGGAGCTTAGCCTCGGGACGTTGAGGCGTTACGATTGCCACCTCACAACCACTATCGAAACAATTGGTGAGCACAGGTATATCGGCAGCCTGAACACTGAAGATATCCTTAGTGCCAGGAAGGAGCTACTGAACGGCTGGCAGAAGACCAGACATGGTCTAAATCATCCACCCAAAAAGGGAAGAAGCGTTCCTACAGTCAATAGCTATATGGCATGCCTTGGCGGGATGCTGAGCTTTGCTTTCAAAAGTGGCTACCTGAAAACCGATCTGATGGCAGGTATTACCCCTCTCGCAAAAGAAAGACCCATTCCAGATCCTCTTACTTCTGATGAGTATCAGAGAGTGGTTGCGGCCTGCCCAACGCTACAGTTTCAGAATATGGTTATCTTTGCGGTAAATACAGGCGTCAGGCATGGCGAACTAAGCGCGTTATCCTGGGAGGATGTGGATACTGTCAACTGGACTGTTACAGTGTCACGGAACTATTCCCTGAAGGGAAACTTCACCCTGCCAAAAACCAACGCCGGGATTCGAACAATACAGCTGACCCAGCCAGCAATTGATGCACTCAAGGCGCAAATGCCACTGACCAGAATGATGGCATCCCACAAGGTAAGCGTCAGCCTACGGGAATACAAAAAAAAGAGAACCGATGAATGCACCTTTATATTCTCGCCGTCCATTACTTCAATGAACGGTAAGAAGACGATGTGCTACGTCCCAGGATCCATTAATTCAGCCTGGCGCACTGCCCTGCGTCGTGCAGGCGTCCGACAAAGACGGTCTTATGAAACCAGGAACACATATGCGTGCTGGGCACTGGTCGCCGGAGCGAACCCAAATTTCGTTGCGCACCAGATGGGCCATTCGTCAGCGCAAATGCTCTTCACGGTTTACGGTAAATGGATGACCGAGAATAACCATGACCAGGTGGGCATTTTGAACGCGTCTTTTACTCAAAATGCCCCACTGATGCCCCATAGAAAAACCGCATAACCTCAAGTATCTGATTTTAAATATCAATATCACTTCAATCATGATTCATCTGGAGACTATTAAGTCTTTTAACGAAGTGGCTTGATGTTGGATTGATGTGCGGTAACTTCTGCTATGTTGCCGCGATACGATTTGTCATGTGCAATGAACTAACGTCGTTTCGCGGTAACTTTATGCCCCACCCATGCCCCATCACACCACCCTGTCATCCTGCATCACGCTGTTGATGAAGAACGTCACCCGCCCCATCACCTCAACCTCTTCCGCAGCCTCCCCCTCTATCGCTTCACCATCATCACAAATCAGCGCCCTGCCCATGACTCTGGCAAACTGAGTCCGTCCGCCGCTGAGGATTAGCAGAACCTGATTCTGTACCAGTCTGGTGCACGGCTCGATAACCGCAAAGCCAGACGAGGTTTCGAGGATGCGGCTGTCCATGCCGATCCCGCAGATAATTTCCGGAGATAAACGCGGTGCTACGAAATCAGCCGCCGGTGAAGGAAATCCCATCAGTGCACCCTCCCCATGTTACGCAGGATCCAGTATCTGTTATCACTGCCGTCAGTTGTCTTATCTGCAAAACCGGGTTGATAGCGTTCTATCCATGTGTTCGCTTCTGCACGGCTGAAATGCCAGTTAAACCCCCGCAACTTTTTGATGAAGTTGTCTGTTCTCAGATAACGGTAGCCTTTAGGGTTAACCTCTATTGCCGCGACGAAGGCGGTGTGTATATCTGCTGTGCGTGGCATCATTACCTCACAAAAATACTGTACATAAACACAGTATCATATTGACAGGGCTATCGGTCAATGCAGATATTGGCTATCAATTTTCGTTGGTGTGCAGGTTACTGTCCAAACGGGGATTTTGCTCTTGCGTCGACACTGTAAATGCATCTTTGCGTCGCTGGTTCCAGAGGCTGTCCACGGGCATTTCCACGCGAACACTTACGAACTGGTCGGCGGGAATATCGACCGGTTCGCCATCCGCCACACCCTTCAATACGTTCCTCGCAAATGACGGCGCTGTAGGGTATTCCCGGTGGAATGTTTTTACCAGCACCGATCCGTCTGCATTTACCTCATAATCCAGCCAGACAAGGGCTTGCCCATTGCGATCTTTAGGTATATCAAACCCGCCATCTATCCCACCCCATGCAGCGTCAGCGTTCAGCCCCATACACCCTTCAATCAGATACTCACCGATAGCCTGGCGGGTTACAGTGCATCCTTCAGATTCATCGTTAAGCTGACACGAACCATCACCGAACAACTGTACAATCGGAGAAGCGGCCTTAAGAGTGCCATCGGCGGCTCTGGTAGTGTTTCCAGTGTGGTATACCGTAAGCCACCCGGTACTCGCGCCATCGGACATAGCCATCCATTTAAATTTCCCTACGTTATTTAGGGACATTGCGGAGAAAGACTGTTGCTCCGCTGGAGTGCTTCCGAACCCGGTGTCTCGCTCCTGCATACGGATTCCCATAGAGTAATCTCCGGGGCCTCCAGAAGTTTGCGGGGAGAACATTACAAAGCGTGTGCCCAGTGTTTTATCCCAGGCATCCGAAATTACGGTAGCCGCTAGCGCCCCAAGCCCGAAGGATCCAGGCTGAAGAACGCTACCCTCCGCCTCACCTACGTCACGCGTTGCGCTGTTTCCTAGGCCCAGGTTTGTGCGAGCGCCAGCAGCATTCGTTGCCCCTGTCCCGCCCTGGCTGATACTGAGCGCGGTAGTCAGGCCGCTTAGGCTGGTTATATCGCTGTTAGCCCCTTTCTTCGCCAGTGATTTCTGGCCCGGTACGGTAACGGCCACACCGTTAATCGTGATAGTGACGTCTGTAGTACCGTTCATCACATCAGCGAACCCGCTCATGTAGCGCTGGTACATCGTGAAGGTTTCAGCGATATCCTGCGCCAGACCGTCAACGCTCAGGCTGTCGCTCAGCAAAATGGAATATTTGGTTCCAGCAGGGATAGCAGGGTTAGCAGCTGGCGTAACGGTGAGAGAGGTTGCGCTTCCAATCGCGGTAATCTGGAAAACCTGCACAGGGCTGGTCATTGCAATAACGGTACAGCCGTTACGAATAAGAGAACCAGCAGCAGTGAAGTTTGTGCCGGTACCTGTAAGGGTGTTTCCGCTGATGGCAATAGTGCCAGTGGTATAAATCATGTTTTCTCCAGGCAATAAAAAACCCCGCCGGAGCGAGGTTTGTTTGAATCAGTTT